GCGGTATGGACGGGACTCGAACCCGCGACCTCCTGCGTGACAGGTATAAAATTATGCGGTATAATACGTTTATTTATAGATATTTGCTAAATGTTATAAAAATATTTGCACCTATATTTGCACCAATTTTATATATTTGCATTACAAAACTTACATCATGGACATCGACCGGATAATTGACCAGTATTGCCGAGAGAATAATGTAGATTTCCCGAAAATTCAGCGGGCGTTCATAAAACATGTGCTGTCTTTTCCCGAATTAGCCTCTTTTTGCAGCCCTCGATCGGGTAAAAGTTTTTGCATGAAACACGCCGAACATCTTATGGCTCGGATTCATGAGACGGTTCCTTATTCAGAGCTGCCCGGTGCCGCACCTCTCTCGGAGATCATTCAAAGTGACGAATATCACGCACTGTCCCCACAAGATAAGGAGCGCCTTTTACATAGCCATGGGAGGGAGTAACAACGATATAGCCGGTTTGGGTGTTAAAAATAGCTATTACTGTATCATGTGACGAGGGGGATAGTTCACCCACTTTTTCTACGATGGTATCCCCATTGTGCTCATGGCAAATCATGTAAATGCGTTCGTCATTGGGTTGGAATCCAAGTCCAAGTAATTTTCTTTTGATTTGTTGATAGACCTCCTCGTGGTCTACCCCTACTTTCATTGCACCTACAAAAAAATCCATATCCAAATAAATCTTTTAATGGGATTAAATGTTTACGCCTATTTTTCTTTGGTATTCTTGTTAATCCTATACAGTAAGACGCAGATCACTATTCTGATAACAAGGATAAGAATTTATCGGTGTTTAACGAGAGGCTTTTAATTGATATTGATACCAATTAAAATGCCTTGAATAATTCCCCAAATTATACCTATAACAGCCAAAGCCACAAAAAACGTTAGCTTTTTATTGATTGACTGTAGTTGTTGAATAATTATATCTTTATTTGTGTGCGTGGGTGCTTCCGATTGATGGGGTTCTGGTGTATTGGCTGATTGAAGAGGGGTGTATAGCATATAGTGTGAGTTTTTATGTTAGTGAGTTGAATTGTGTCGTTTGACAATTTCTGCTCGTGGTGTTTCATGTTGTGCAAAATCCATATTCGTAGGAAAACTTACCGGAATGGAGAATTTTATTCTACTTGTAGTAGTATTATTGGTACCGTCAGCTATTTTGCCTCCGGCATTAAAATAGTTGAGCACCCGTATTTGTATGCCAGCATCGGTCTTTTGGTTAGAAACGGCTGTCACGGTAAGGTCGAAATAAATATGTTGAACTTGCCGGTTGTCATTTATACTACCTAACTGAACAACGTTTTTTGCAGTTGTTGTCGGATTAATTAAAACATCTTCTTTTTGCAACTCTTGCGCAGCTTGACGTACACCATTTGTTATTTCCGTGATTGCAAGCGACACAAACTGATCGAGGCTAAGACCATCAATAGGATTCCTATTGCTCATAGGGCTATGGTTTATTATTTGTTAAAGATTTCCAGATTATTTTCACCGAACACAAGTTTTAATACTTGATCTTTCTTGTCCGCTGATAATTCTATACTTAACGTGGCTTTAACGCTATTCTCGCGTTGCAATTCTTGCGGATCAATAAATTTATGAGGGTATGTATAAATATCTATTTCTCTCATATTTAACTTAGTTGCAATATTTGAAAGTTGCCGAAGGGATAGAGCAACTTTGTAATTCATGATTTTGCTAAACTGGGAATCAGTCATCCCTGCGTAACCTGCCATCGTGGATTGTTTTATACCATTATCATTCATGATGTTGCGCAGTTGTTGAATAATGTCCACCCCCGTTTCTTTTCCTGTGTTTTCCTCTAAAGTTTTCATAATAAAATATAGTTATTGGTTTTCAGTTAGTTGCGTCAATTGATGAAAAAAAATTTCATATTTTGACAATTTTAATTGCAAAATATGAAACTAGTTTTTACATTTGTGCAACAAACACCATTAAAGATGGATAAAAGGAAAATAAGTAGAGAAAAAAGGATGGCAGCTTTGGAGGTGGGTGAGATAATTTGTTTCCCGATTACCATCTACCCAAGTATTAGGACACAAGTGGCTCGAATAAGGGTCACAAAAAATATAAGTCTCAAAGCAACCCTCAATAAAGAACTTGGGCGTGTAGAAGTAACCAGAATATCATAAAGCTATGGAAAACAATTCATCATATAAACGCGCAAAGGAGCGTATTGACCAAACTGATAAAATGTTACGTCGCCTTAAAAGAGCGACTAAAGTAATGTTTGTTGTTCAGGCAGTCTTTATAGTCGTAGTGATGGTGTTGATTATTACTGCGATAGTTAAGGTTGTTTTCTAAAATCCTAAAGCTATGCTACCATCTTCATTTTATTATCCTCCTAAATATTTCGAGCGAGAGATAAAGGAGGAAAAAAGGGCCAAAAAAACACAAACAAGACATGTTGCGTCTACAGGTGGCAATTAAGTTAATGTCAACTCCAGTATGTAATAGTTATGATGGTCAGGAGGTAACTGTTGTTATGAAAGAGATGCTTAAACTGGCCGACTTTCTCATTACAGAAAACCTAAACTTCAAATCCAAGCGATCATGCCACGAGGAATAAAGCAAATACCCACCGCCCCACCCTGCCCGGGAAAGGTATTCTATTCCCGAAAAGAAGCTGCGGAGTATTTGGGGGTAAACGTCCGGACACTGGACAGGTATGCAGTTGAGGGGAGAATCCCTTTCAAGGTGCGCCGCAGATGTCATCCTGTCTATCATATCGCGGACTTGGATCGGTTCAATCAACCGCAGGAGATTTACGAGGTGGCACGTAGGGAAAGATGTTAACCGAAATAGAGAAAACCTAAAACGAAGAAATCATGAACGACGAATTTATCATCACACTCGGCCCCGCTCCGGATTCAGCTTTGAATCCACTGAGGGCAAACCTTTCCCGGCTGGCTCTTTCCGACGAAGTCAGCGATGAGGATAGAGATGCGATCAAAGAGTACCTCGACAAATTGTAAGATTCCACCCCTTTAGTCTAACGGGAGAGAGACGGCGAACACGCATAACCGGTTATTGCTTGACTGAAGATGTTTTTGTGCGCGTGTGAGCAGGTAGCGGTTCGAGTCCGCTAAGGGGTACAAAATTGAAAAATATGAATTACGGATTACCATATAAAGGCAGTAAAAATTCGATAGCTAAATGGATTGTTAGCCACCTTCCGGCCTCTCATACGTTTGTCGATCTGTTTGCCGGAGGATGCGCGGTTACTCATGCAGCCATGTTGTCTGGAAAATTTGACCGGTTTATAGTAAACGATATTTCAGACATTCCGCAATTATTTATAGGCGCCGTAAACGGGAAATACCGCAACGAGGAACGGTGGATAAGCCGGGAGGATTTTTTCATATTAAAAGATACAGATCCGTATGTGCGTTTGATATGGAGTTTCGGGAATAATTGTAGTGATTACCTGTATGCTCCAGAGGTAGAACGGTTTAAAAAGCATCTGCATGCTGTCTTTTTCGCAAGAAATCCACATGATGCCCGATTGAAGTGGAGAGGGTTTATAAGAGAGTTTTTCAAGGTTAAAGACGAAATCGAAGAATTGACACAAAAGGCTATTGCATTGTGTTCCCAATGCGATATAGAACCGATCTACCATGCCGACGGAACGCTGGCAGCTACTGAAATCAAGAAGGAGGTTTTTAAGATCAAATCCGCTGATTTACGGCAATACATGGTCGACGCCCTGAATAAAAGTGGTAAAACACTGAAGCAGATAGAAAATCACCTCGGTAATTACAAGGCAAGCCACTATTTCTTGAAATCACAATGGGCCCTCCCTACGGCAGAACAGTACGCAAAACTTCAGGAAATACTGCCGGATATGACAAAGCCATACAGCGAACTACAAGAAAGCCTGGAAAGACTGCAAAGCCTGGAAAGACTACAAAGACTGGAAAGACTGCAAAGACTGGAAAGACTGGAAAGCCTGCAAAGCCTGCAAAGACTGGAAAGCCTGCAAAGCCTGCAAAGCCTGGAAAGCCTGGAAAGACTGCAAAGCCTGGAAAGCCTGGAAAGCCTGCAAAGACTGGATGTGTTCCGTAAAGATTACCGTGATGTGAGTATTCCCGACGGCGCAACGGTTTACTGCGACCCGCCTTACAAGAATACAAGTGGCTACGACGCTGATTTCGATCACGAGGAATTTTACGAGTGGATTCGTTCTGTTGATTTTCTTGTTTACGTAAGCGAATACGCCATGCCTGACGACTTTGTGGAGATTGATTCGATAGGCAAGATATGTAGTTTTTCTTCCACGAAAACAACCAAACATACAGAGCGCATGTTCGTCCACTCCCGATGGGCAGACAGGATTGTGAGGCAGCAGCGGCAGGCCAAGTTGTTTGGTGATTAAGGGGTGCAAAAAGGATGGTAGTACAAGTAGTACGGCATCAGATGTAGGGCAGGATAAATCCGTAAGTCCGAGCAGTTAGACAGCAGTTGTGGGTATCGAATCCCACCCACCCTCCAATAATGAAAAGAAATGAACAGTGGTTGTGAAAAAATTTTGCGTGCAGATTTGGTAAAGTCAGAAAACTTTACTAATATTGTATTGCCAAAGATTGCGAACCATACAGGTTCACAGATTACATACGAAACAACCGCTGATAAGGCGGGGCTCCTGTTCGACGATTCTACTCTTGTAGGTTCGCGGTCTTTGGCGAGATTAGGGGGCTCCGCCTCTTTGTATATAATCCATACAGCAAACTTTTTTCGAACAATGCCAAAGACCGAAAAAGTTAGCGCAGGTGCACCAGGTGTACCCGATGCTACGGCTAACGCCCGTAAACGCGTTTCTAAGCCTGTACAGGCAAAACCCACCAAACGTTATTACCAGGTAGATATTTGGGCAATAAGCACGGAAAGTCTTTCCTCGAACCTCGTTTTTTCTTCCGTTTTCCCCGCCCTCTCCAAAGCAGAGGCTATCGGAATGGCCTGCAACTACATCGGAGAGCATTGGCCAGCGTTTGCCATATGTTCCAAGAAGATCATTTGCAGAACTATAAACCTGTCTGACTTATGAAAGTGATTCGGTTTTTTCTGGCAGTAGTTGCCGGGTTGATGATCGTCAACGACAATCCCGCAGCGCAAGATTTCCGGATCAATTTCTGGGGGCTGGTGCTGGCAGTGGTTCTGATCGCAACGACCAAGCGGGGTGAAGCAGGTATTAAGAAATACTTAAAGACTGAGTAGCTATGGCATCGACGAATTTACCTCCATTTGAATACAAGGATGAAACACTGGCCGCTATTGGTCGTCAGATAGGCGATCTTCTCGGTTGGATGGAACAGGGAGATGTGGTGGAAAAGGAACTGGAGCCCGTCTCGCAGGATGGCGTGGATGTAATTGTGTCGGTCGACTTGTCGCGTATGCGAGAGGATTATTTCGACGATCCGGAGCTTTTCGATTTAAGCGTTTACCGGGCACAGGTTCAGTATATCGACCATTTGGAAGAAGTAATACCGCCTGAATCGAACGATGTAAGGGCATGGGTTAGTTAACGGTTCCTGCTACCGTAAAGCAGGTTAGGTTAGTAATGTTGGTTTAGGTTAGCAGCCATTTTTACGATCCGGACGGCAATCCGGGTCACCCCTCCGCCATCCGTGAGGCCCGCGGAGTTTTTAAAGGACAAATCAAAACACTCAATACCATGAGAACAGAGAATCACAAGCACAAAATTCTGGAGTATATGCGCCAACATGGTAGCATTACCCCGATGGAGGCTCTCAGGGAATTTGGTTGTTACCGGCTAGGCGCACGGATTTATGATCTTAGGCGATCAGGAGTGAGGATTAAAACCGAATTGGTGGAGGGCATGACCCGACCGGGATTCTTCCGGAGATTGAAAGGAGAAAAACCCGAACCGATTCAATACGCGAAATACACCTTGCAAGCATAATGACAGCCCGGAAAGACGGGCAATTTGGACAGGCAGCCACCGGGGACGCCCGGATAAGTGGCAGGCAATGATGCGGGGAGTGCGCCCTTGAGATGTACAGCAAGACAGGGCCAACACAAACGAAGCCGACAGATACCCTTTCTCGCGGGTAAGATTCAAAGTTGTCGCCGGGGCAGAACCGGCCCTGTCCGCAAGGTCAGATGAGAAGAGTGGACCATTATTGAACGCGAGACGCACCATCGATACGTTGGTTGACCGCCGGGAAAGACTGGCAGGATGGCGGCCTAATTGGCCAACAGGGAAACCGAGATGCTAATTCATATCAAGGGAAGTCCGTTCGAATCGGAGCCATCCACAGAGTGATAGTTGACCTTATGTGATTGCAAACGACACTCTTGTTAACACGGTAGAGGAATCACAGGGCAATGCAGCCTAATAAATGTATGACCGCCGGGAAAGGCCGGCAATTGGACAGGTGGCGGAATTGGTAGACGCAAGCGACCATAGCTGCATAAGTAGGCGAGAATCGGCTCGCGTGGTGGATAAAAGTACTCGAAGCATTGCAGGTTCGAATCCTGCCCTGTCCACAAAAATCTAATTTTTACGACTATGGAAAATATGGAGATTTACAACAGTACCCGTGCGGTGCCGCAAGAGGCCAAGAAAGAGATCAAAGGCGGTCGGCTGTCAGGCAAGACCGATATAAATCCCATGTGGCGCATCAAAACGCTGACCGAGCAGTTCGGGCCGGTTGGGTTCGGATGGCGGTACGAGATTACAGACAAGCGTCTGGAGCCCGGAGCTAACAGCGAAGTGGCCGCCTTCGTTCAAATCAATCTTTTTGTGAAAATGAACAGTCAATGGAGTGAGCCCATCGTCGGCATTGGCGGCAGTGCATTTGTTGCCAAAGAAAAAGGCGGCTTGTTCACTTCCGACGAGTGTTACAAGATGGCTTTAACGGATGCGATTTCTGTTGCTTGCAAGGCCCTCGGGATGGGTGCCGATGTGTATTGGCAGGCCGACCGCACCAAGTACGACCAACAACAGCAACAGCAACAGCAACAGCAGCAGCAGCAACAGGCCGAACCGTCCAGAAAGGTGAAACTATTCAACCGAAACGACGATAACCTGGTGAACTGCCTTTGTGATCTGGTGACCGGACAGAATTTGTGCGGTAAAAACAAGAAGAAGGAAAAATGGACGCTTGCCCAATTTGAAACGTCCCTGCAGGGGTTCACGCATGAGGATTACGCCTGGTTGGTTAACCGTGCGACCAATGGTATAGGAGTCGCCCAAAATCAGTAGCGATGGAAAGGACGGAAGAAATCATTAAAGTGCCTATTTCCATTCCGGAAGCTATACAAAAGGCAAAAGCGTATATCCTCAGCGGTGAAGTCGATCCTTTAGAAATGTGGGCGAATATGTCACGGTACGAAAAGATGTTTAAAGCCGTAAAAGACGATCCACAGGTAAAGGATTACGCCCTGCGGGAATTGTCAAAATACGGCTCCGGTCACCAACTGCACGATTGCAAGCTGGAGGAATCCGAAGCGGGTGTGAAATACGATTATTCGGTATGCGGGGATAGCACGCTGACCGAACTCTACGAGGCAAGAGCGGAACTCGATCAGCAGATAAAAGAGCGGGAAACGATGCTCCGGGGGATTCCAGTAGGACAAACTATCGCTGATACGGAAACCGGTGAAGAGTTGCGCCGCCCGGCCAGAAGTTCAAAAACGACAATCAAAGTAACCTTTAATAAAACAGCAAGATGAGCGATTTAATCAACATGTCGATCTGTGTGAGTGACATTCCCAAGCCCAAGATTAAGCAGGCGGAAAATGGCAAAAAGTACGTGAATATTACCGTTGCCAAGCGTCGTGAGTCTGATTCTTACGGAAACACCCACACTGTATTTATGAGCCAGTCAAAGGAAGAGCGTGAGGCCAAAACGGATCGCGTTTACATCGGTAGCGGAAAGGGTTTTAGCTTCAACCCACCCGCCGCCACGCCGGAATCAGTGGATCAGATGCCCCCTGCATCAGAGGTTGACGACCTGCCATTTTAGGCCATGCTGTACAATCTGAGTAACATACTCGACAAGGAACGCTTCAAACGGCGTTCGAACGACCTGTACCGTAAAGGCGTGGTTGTCGAACTGACCGAAAAGAAAGCCAAACGTTCGCGGTCCCAAAATTCCTACCTGCATTTAATCCTTGGCTGGTATGCGATGGAGACTGGCAATACGCTCGAATATGTGAAACGGGTGTACTTCAAAAAACTGTGTAATCCTTCGCTTTTCGTGCGTCACAAGGCGGATAAGTACCTCGGTGAAGAAAATGAGTACCGTAGTTCGGCAAACCTTACCACAGCCGAAATGACGCAGGCCATCGACCGATTCCGCAACTGGAGCGCGTCGGAGTGCGGAATCTACCTGCCCTCTTCGAATGAAGAGGATTTTTTGCAGAGCATCGAGGTTGAAATGGACCGTCAAAGCGAATACCTATGACCGACCTGGAACAACTTACCCTGAATGCCGTCGCGCATATTTCGGCAAGTAAGGCCCTTAAAAAGGAAGAGCCGACTATTGCCCTGATGAAAGATGTATTTAAGGTGATGAATGGGTATGACAAGGAACAGGTGCGCGGTGCGCTTCGAAGCCTAACCCGGGCCGGGCGCATTACCTATGGAAACACGATCAACGATATTTATTTCAAAGTCAAGACACATGGAACATAACAAAGAAGATCCGCGAATGGAGAAAGCCCGTATCGATTACGGGTTTTACACGAAGAAAGCGAAAGAACTGCTATGCAAACTGCAAGACCAGAACCGGCATCTTACCCGGACGCTGGACGAGTTTAGCGATGCAATGCAACGTTGCCACGAATCAAAAAGAATACTTGAAGGCGAATAGCTAATAAAAATGGCAAGACCTACAAAGAAAGGATTGGATTATTTCCCTTTTGATGTCGACTTTTTCGAGGACGAGAAAATAGCGGCCATATCGGGCGAGTTTGGACTGAAAGGGGAAATTGTAGCTGTTAAGCTGCTTTGTGCGATATACCGTAACGGATATTTCATCTTGTGGAGTGACATGTTACGCTTGAAAATCCTGCGCGATCTTCCGGGCGTCAGTCCGGATCTTCTCGACAAAATAGTAGACCGCTTGGTCAGGTGGGAGTTTTTTGATAAAACCCTGTTTGATTCGGTGGGAGTCCTAACGAGTCGGGGGATACAGAAGCGCTACCTGTCCGTAGCCAAACGGCGCACCGGAACAGAGGAAATGCCCTATTTATTAGTTTCTGTCGACAGAAACCCCATACAATCGGAGTTATTGTCGACAGAAACCCCCCAAAGGAAAGTAAAGGAAAGTAAAGAAAATAATAAACCCTCTATAATCCCCCTTTGCGGGGGAGACAGAGAGAGTTTTTTTCCAGAGGAATCGAGCAGTGCGATTCATGACGACTGCACAGAGGATGCAGCCATAAGTGAAGCTGATGCGTCAGCGGTGAAGAGTACAGGTAGCCGTCGGTTTACGCCTCCGAGTATTGAAGAAGTTGCAGCGTATTGCAAAAAACGCCAGAACGGTATCGATCCTCAATCTTTCATTGATCATTACAGCGCTGTAGGTTGGATGGTGGGTCGTAACCGCATGAAAGACTGGCAGGCAGCAGTCCGAACCTGGGAAAACAGGCGTAAAAAGGATCAATCGCACCACAACTCGGATATGGATTACAAAATTCCGCTTTAGCTATGATTATCGTCGAAACCAAAACGCAGAAGCTATATGAGATTAGCCCGGCACGGTCGCACGGTGAGAACTATATGACCTGTCCGGTGTGCTCCGAAACCCGCAAAAAGAAGCACGACAAGTGTTTCGTGTGGAATGCTGACAAGGGGGTCGGTCACTGCTGCCACTGTGATGCTACTTTCTCGGCGCATACGCAGCTTAAATCTCGACAGCCGAAGAATTACGCCGTTCCGGTGTGGAAGAACAAAACAGGACTTACGGATGAGGCCGTGAAATGGTTTGAGGGACGTATGATTTCGCAGGCTACACTCCGGGAGATGCGGATCTATTCGGACAGGGAATGGATGCCGCAGTACGGCAGGGATACGAAAGTGATTTGCTTTCCGTATTTCGTCGGTGACAGGCTCGTCAACATCAAGTACCGGGGGCCGCAGAAGTCGTTCCGGATGGTCAAGGATGCGGAGTTGATCTTCTACAACTTCGATTGTATCGCAGCGTCGAAGGAGTTGATCATTTGCGAGGGAGAAATGGATGCACTCAGTTTTATCGAGGCCGGGTACAAGAATGTGGTTTCAGTTCCGAACGGTGCCGGGGCGACAGATTTAACGTACTTCGACAACTACGTCGATAATCTCGGTCACATCGAGCGGTTCTACATTGCCGCCGACTTCGACGAAGCGGGGCTGAAGCTGCGCAATGAGTTGGTGCGTCGGCTGGGCTCGGAAAAATGCCTGATCGTGACCTACAAAGGGCGCAAGGACGCAAACGAGCTGCTGATTGCCGAAGGTGGGCTTGCGGTCCGGGAAGTGATTGAGGGGGCGCAGGAGATTCCGATTCAGGGGTATGTGAACATCTCGGATCTATACGATGATCTCCTTGCCATGTATCAGCACGGCTTGCCGGAAGGGAACCGTATCGGCATTGCTGAGGTCGATGAGGTAATCCGCTGGGAGGTGTCGCAACTCGCTGTGTGGACAGGTATTCCGTCGCACGGCAAATCTGAAATGCTCGACATGGTGACAGTTTTGCTGGCGGTTTGCCACGACTGGAAAACGCTCTTTTTTTCGCCCGAAAATTATCCCATCCAAAGCCACTATGCGAAAATTGCGGAAAAGCTGATCGGGAAATCGTTCAAGGAATCAGACATGGACCGCAGGGAGTTCGATCGGGTATTCGACTACATCGGAGATCATTTCTTTTGGCTCGATCCCTACGAGGAACCTACCCTGGAAAACATTTTGGACCGTGCAAAACAGTTCGTACAGCGCAAAGGAATCAAGCAGCTCGTGATCGATCCGTTTAACTGTCTGGAGCACAAGCGTGACAAAAATGAAACAGGGTCTGAGTATGTCGGACGGTTTCTTGACGAACTCTCGCGATTTGCCAAACGGTACGGTGTATTGGTCCATCTGGTCGCTCACCCGACAAAACTGGAGAAGCTCAGCAGCGGCATATATCCGCCGCCGACACTGTACGACATCAGCGGATCGGCCAATTTTTACAACAAGGCCGACTACGGATTGACGGTGTACCGTGATTTCGTGAATCACCGAACAAAGCTGATTCCGACGAAAGTGCGTTTCAAAAACTTCGGGCATCCGGTGTCGGAGGGCGTGCTGCTCCAGTACAACCCGCGCAATGGCCGATATCAGGTCCCGCCGGGGGACATCAACCTACTCGACAACTCCGACTGGCTGCAACCGCAGCAGGCCGATTTTCCCAATGACGAAGTATGGACACCCGGCAGCGACCTGCCGTTTTAAACCGATTAAATAATGATACACATAGGCATAGATACAGGCACACATACCGGATTTGCGGTCTGGGATTCCGGGAAACGGAAATTTTTAGAAATCGGTACCCTGACGATTACCCAGGCGATGGAACGGGTGCTGATCTACCGCAATATCGCTCTGGAGGCGGGGCACGAAATCGAACTCCACATCGAGGATGCCCGATTGCGGAAATGGTACGGCAATTCGGGGCGGGAGAAGCTGCAAGGGGCCGGAGCGGTAAAACGGGACGCGCACATCTGGGAGGACTGGTGCTGGGAGAACGAAATCAATTACCGCATGGTAGCTCCGAAAGACAACATCACAAAGATGGACGCCGCTCCATTCAAACGGCTTACCGGATGGAACAAAACCACCTCGAAGCATGGCAGGGATGCCGCGATGATGGTGTTTGGTTTGTAAAACTATTAAAAACCAGATAATCATGAGTAGATTTATTAATGTGGAAATCAATACCGATGTCGATGTTTATGTAGGCGACGTATTAAACCAAATCGATGATGATGAACTGCGTGACGAGGTTATCCGTAGGGAGTTGTCGGCCAGGATTAACCTGGGAACATCTCCTGTCGAGAATTACAAACCCGGAGAATTCCGCCGCACCCTGTGCGACACGCTTTCACTGGGTTATCAAGTGTCCGATGACGAGATTCTCGGCAGGATTAAAGAGTGTTTGTAAACCGTCCCGTCCGGGGCACAGAATGAAGAGAGATGACGCACGGCAGTTCGTTTTCAGGGATCGGAGGTTTTGACCTCGCCGCCGAATGGGTCGGATGGCAAAACCTTTTCAACTGCGAGATAGACCCTTTTTGTCAAACCGTACTAAAACACCATTTTCCGGATGCAGAACAATTCACAGACATACGAACGGCAGATTTTGCCAGGTACAAAGGCCGGATCGACGTGCTCACAGGAGGTTTTCCCTGTCAATCGTTTTCAGTTGCCGGAAAGCGAAAAGGAACCGAAGATGACCGCTACCTGTGGCCCGAAATGCTCGGAGTTATTCGGGTTGTTCGACCCCGCTGGGTCGTGGGCGAGAACGTTTACGGGATTGTTAGTTGGTCGGACGGGTTGGTATTCGAACAGGTGTGCGCTGACTTGGAAGCGGAAGGTTACGAAGTTCAACCGTATGTACTTCCAGCTTGCGGTGTCGGCGCTCCCCACCAAAGGTACCGGACATGGTTTGTTGCCCACCGCGCAGACGCAGGGATTGAAGATGTGCGAGAACGGAAAGACGAAATTTTATCCGGTGGAGATATTGCCGACACCCAATGCCTCGGAAGCGGACAAGTGCACCAAAACATACAATCCGGACAGCCAAATGGGAAGAGGATTGACGGCGTTAGCGGTGAGCGGGATGATTCCTACGCCGAGAGCCGGGGACTATCAATCGCCGGGGAGACACGGTACCGGAGGACAAGATTTGCGGACTACGATAGCATCCCAAACTGGCGAAACTTCCCAACTCAATCCCCTGTTTGTAGCCGAGATGATGGGCTTTCCTGCGGATTGGACGGAATTACCTTTTCGAAGTGGAGAACAGAAAGCATCAAAGCCTACGGAAACGCCGTAGTTCCCCAAGTGGTATTACAGATTTTTGAAACGATCAACGAGTATGAAGCCCTATCGAGGGCGGAAAGGAGTGGGAAATGACAACCGACAAGAAAATACTTGATGCCTGCTGTGGTGGTAGAATGATGTGGTTTGACAAAGCAGATCCGGATGCGATTTACATGGATATTCGGGAAGAAGAATTTATCGCATGTGACGGTAGGCGTATTCGAGTGCATCCGGATCTGATAGCTGATTTTCGGAATATGCCTTTTGAGGATGAATCCTTCAAACTTGTAGTATTCGATCCGCCGCATTTTAACCGGTTGGGTGCAAACAGTTATACCGCACAAAAGTATGGCCGATTATTCCCGTCATGGGAAACGGATCTAAAACGAGGCTTTGATGAATGTATGCGGGTTCTTGAGCCGTTCGGGATCTTAATCTTCAAGTGGAATGAGGTTCAAATCCCGGTTAGCAAACTGCTGGAAATTTTCGGACAGCAACCCTTGTTCGGTCATAAGTCCGGTAAAGCCTCAAAAACCCATTGGATGTGTTTTATGAAAAGATAATGAAATGAAAAGCAAACGAGCAGAAGAATTTATCAATAACAGCTCTGAGCTGATTGACGGCCTAGAGTGGATGGTTGACGCATCAACAGCCCGTCGAGCCGTCGAGCTTGCCGAGCAGGACGCAGAAGAGCGGCATAAGGAAGCGATTGAAGAGGTGAAAAAACGGGCGGTGCGGGCTCATATAGAATCGTGTTACAGTGTAGTGCCATCAGATTGCGATGTGAAGTTATGTACGGAATGTAAGAGAACGAATTATTTCCTTCAAAAACTCAACGAGCGATGACCTTCACTACCCCCTGCTTTGTTCGGGTTGAGAATCCGGAGAAGCGAAAAGAGTTGATCGAGTGGCTAAAAGGGATTGGATACGGCAATTGAATTGATGCAACAAGCGATTGTCGAACTGCCGCAAGGCGAAAAATAATTGGATCATGAGAGATATTAAATTCAGAGGCAAGCGCCTCGATAATGGGGAATGGGTAGAGGGCGACTATTTCCGTAAATACATATACGACAAGGATGATAATGTTTCTTTACACCATCTCATAGGTTGGCAGGTGGCGGATAATGACGGAGAGATGTGTAATGACTACGAAGATGTTGACCCTGCCACTGTCGGCCAGTACACAGGGATGAAAGACAAGAACGGAAAAAAGATTTTCGAGGGGGATATAATGTCACTTGTAACTGAATTTGGCGATACTATAATACGTGAAATACGGTTTATCGATGGGGCTTTTTGTGTGATCGGAGAGCAAGAAGATGACCTGCACGGGCTAAGTTGGGCCGTAGAAATGTGTGATGGAATAGTTGGTGATAACATCCACGACAACCCCGATCTGCTGAAATAAAAACGGAGGGCGTCCGCGTCGCCCTCCTACCTTAGAAACTACTAACCTAAAATCCCGACTATGAAATCATAGGATAGTGCAAATATAACAAAAACCTGAAATATGAAAAGAACCTTACTTTATTTTCTTCTTGCCTTTATAGCCGTGATTTTTACCGCCTGTGAGCTCAACAAGAACAGGCCGGGCAAGATCATCTTCGACCGTGTCCCCTTCGTCTATGCCACGATAAACGGCCAAAGGGAGCTATTCTTAATAGATACCGGAGCGTCTACCTCCATGCTGGATAAAAAGCTCTGTGACGAAGTGAAAATCTACTACATGTCCACCGGCCTGGAAGTAATCGGCGTAGACGGAACCTCGATCCCTCTAAAGACCACCGGAAGAATCCCGTTTACGCTCGACAGCGTCCCGTATTCGGCCAGCTTCGCGGTACAGGACATGACCAGTCTACGACGGGCTACCGGAAAGAACGTAAGAGGATTGATCGGATCGGATGTGCTGGGATTTTACCGGTTGACGGTGGATTTTAAAACATGTGAATTGAGATAAATTGTTCTAAAGGTAGAAAGTTGCATAGGGAAAAGACCGATAAAAGGTAATATTATTGTTCTAAAAGTATTATTAATGGATATTAAAGCAGCAGCACGAGAATTTGGTATAGCCGAACTCAGATTACATCAGCTTATTCGCCAGCATGCGATCAGTTTTAGGGCGGATGACTATGGTGTGTATGTGGAGCAATCCGAAGTGCAAGCGTGGCTTACCTCCCACCCTGAGCAATGGCAGCAATGGATGGACGCTTTGCAGCACACTCAAGATCATCTCATTTCAAACAGGTATTTGGAGCGACATCGAAATTTGAAAGATTTTGAAAGAAAATAGCTTGTATTGGCTTACATGAAGCTATACTTTTGCTATGTAATGGTACATGGCTATGGTAGAGCTTGTTCGTAGTTGGATCGCATTAAGGGATTTTGCCCACTTTGCACACATCAATGTGCAAGGAGGGCATTTTTTTACGCTACATAAGCAGTTCAAGAAGCTATATGAAGGAGCCTTAGATCAGGCCGACACTATCGCTGAGCGTTACCGTCAACTCAATCCAGATTCGGTTATTCAGATGACCGGAGGTGACCGAACTTATCCTGAGATGTCAGACCGACAACTCGTACAAGAAATCATCGCACAACTTTCCAATATCCGCCAACAGCAGAATGCTATTTGGGCCAACACCAATGCGACGGGTGATTATGTTACCAATGATCTGATGGTGCAGTGTTCAAAGTATGTGGATTTTATCATGTGGCAATTTAATGAATTCTTGAAGTAATGGCCTTTAAGCAAGGAAATACGTATTGGAAACTGGCGAAAGGATTTACGCCCGGCACGGAGAAGAAATACGCTCCTGATGAACTATGGGTAAAGGCTGTTGAGTATTTCAAATGGGTGGAAGACAATCCTTTGCTTGAAGAAAAGGTATTTGGAACTGGCCTGAAAGACACTGTAAATAAAATGCGGGCCATGACCATTACAGAGTTTTGTGTATTTGCGGGAATTACGTCTCAGACATTTTTCAATTACGAGAAGGAGCAAGCCTATTTTGACATCACAGCGCGCATACGTGATATAATCTACTCGCAGAAGTTCACCGGGGCCGCAGCAGGCTTACTGGAAAGCAATATTATAGCTAGAGAATTAGGTCTGGCTGACAAGCAAGAGATAAAACAAGATAGCACCATAACTACGGTAATGTTCGGCAATGAGGACAAAGGCTTATAGTCTGAATGTCTCTCTTACAGATAAACAAAAAGCGGTTCAGGCTGCTTTGTTTGTAGGGGTAATCGTCAAGTTCATTTGCCTGTATGGTGGATCGAGAAGCGGTAAAACGTTTTATGCTTTTTTATGGATTGTAAAGCGAGCGATTATTTACCCGGGTAGTTACGGATTGGTGTTCCGCAAAACACTGAGTTCTTTGAAAATTGGTATGCTGAATCAGACGATGCCGGCGCTATGGAGGGAGTTTGCCAAAATCAATGGCGGTGTCCATCCTTACGATGCCAGTGTGGGCGGGGTTCCATTTGTGACCTTCAACAAGTCCGAGAACATCCTAACCTTTTTTAATGGGTCTAAGATATTCTTTTATGGTGCCGCCGCCACAATGGGAGACGAGGATAGCATGACGAAGATTTTGTCTTCTGAATACTTTTCGATCCTTGTGGAAGAGGGCAACGAGAACGATTACAAGGTTATCGAAAAGCTGTTTACCCGGTTGACGCAGGTTGTGTATGATTCCGATGGAGTAAAGGGAATGCCGAAATTTGTCACTACGCTCAACCCTACCGTCTTTGAGGCATGGGACTATGTGATGTTCAACAAAAAACTCAATCCATCATCACGGGAGCCTTTGAATGATCCTGAGCGTTATGCAACGGCGCATTTCCGACCGACGGACAACATGCAGCATTTGAGCGACGATTATATTGCCACGCTCAAAAACCTTTCACCGCGTGACCGACAGCGGTTTTTGGAGGGCGAATACGGGGCCAACTTCGACGGCGAAATATTCAAGCACCTCAATTGGCTGGATGTACTCGATTGGTCTGTGTTCGAGAAGATCGTGATCTACGTCGATCCTTCTTATAAGTCAGGCCCCAAGAATGACTACAAGTCGGTCGCCACGGTGGGAATCTGTCAGGGATCATTCTATGTGCTCGACATTAACGCAGCGCAATGCACTACTTACGTGATGATGGAGCTCATACACGAGGCTCAAAGTTACGCAGAATCCAATCTGGAGCAGGTAAAAGGCCATCGAGCAATCGTAGAAACGTGGATCGAAAACCAGGGTATAGCGGATGACTTCACCAAAGCACATGACGAGTATTGCGCCCAAAACGGTTGCGCTATCCCCTATCGGTTGGATAACACGAACAAAGGCGACAAGTTCATGCGAATAGAATCCCTGCTAGTTCCGCTCAATGAAAATTACAAACTGATATTCAGCAACCATATCAAGGAAAAGGTGATTTCCTCACAGGTTGAGGTGCAATTCCTGAATTTCGCCAAAAACATGCCCAAAGACATGCACGACGATATTCCGGATAGCGTACATGGAGCTGTGATGAAATTGAGCCAAAAAACGAATGTCACCCACATGAGTGATGTGTATATAGCAAAAAGGACGTGGAGGTAATGGTTGATCCTATCGACATAAAAACAATGGATTTCGGGTACCTGATGGGTATCGACCTGATTCAGTATTTACCGGAGTATTATCTGGAAGCTGTTTACGATAAGAATGCCGATAGCCTCCAGCGTGCCGTACATATCGCCAAGAGCCGTGTACAGAATTATCTCGCCGCACTTTATGATTTATCGGCTGAATACCAGAAAACCGGCTGGGATCGCAACGGAGTGGTTTTAAAGCTGGTTATATTCTGTGCTTGCTGGGAGATAGCCAGCGGAGACGAGGCGATTAAAAAGAGCCTTACCGACGCATATCAGGATTTCCTGCGCACGATTGATGAGTTGCAGTCACGCAAACAATCGCTTTTGGATGTCCCTTCTGTCGGGGAAGATATACGAATGGCTCCGGAGGTTATTTCCACTAAAAATAAATACCTGTACTGATGGCAAGGGCTACAAATAAACAGAACTCAGTTAACCCGATTAAACCGGTCGGGTTAGGCTCGTTTGTAGTCAAGACTTATCCCATGACCCGGTATATAGACTATACCGAGGCTGATTGGCGTATGTATTCCGACCAGCTTATTAATAACGGCATGGCTCAGGGATGGGATACTATGGTAACGTGGATGCTGGCCTCGTCCCCGTTTGTACAAACACTTATAGAGCGCAGATTAAACCCGATTCTCTCCGCCCGTTATGTTTTGATGGATGAAAATGGGAATGTGGACGAAGCGCTGACCGAACAAATTGACAAAGGGTGGTTCCGCAAGTGGATCGAGGCGGCATCTATGGCGATATTTCAAGGGTATTCGGGCGGTGTTTTTCAGCCACAAAACAATAAAATTGAGCGCTACCCTATCTCGGTTATCGATCCATTCAATAGAGCCCTCAAACATACGCCTTTCGACCTGAACGGGCATGAGAGGTTCGATGATTATTCTAACCTGTTCTATGTGGAGTATTCATCACAACACCAGACTATGCTCGGGTTGTTTCAACCTCTTTTGAAGGAGTATGTAGGCATTGCGATCACCTTGAGAAACTGGTTAGCATCGGGAACGAGATTGGCATTCCCCTTAACGCAAGTCGGATATAACGGTGCAGGCGTAGAACTACAAGACTACATTGCTCCGGACGGCACAATTCAGCAGAAAAAGGTAAATCCCAACCAGGAGACTGCACGGGAAATTGCGGCCAATATAGACCCTACCGTGGCTATTACTACTCCTTTTTCGGTAGATGATGGGAAACAGGTTTATTCCATAGAGGTTAAACAAACCGAACATCACAGCACCTCGGATGCCTATAAAACATACTACGACTATATCGATCAGGCTGAGATCAGGATGATTAATCTTGTACTCGGGTCTCAGTTGACCATCAAAGAAGGCAATAGCCGGTCTTTGGGGGAGGTTCACGAGCGGGTTGCAAAGACCTATGCCGAGCGGGATGTGAAATGGATGGTAGAGGTGCTTAACAATGTCCTTAAACCAAAGCTCAACATTCCGGATAATCGATGGTTTTCTGATGACAGTGCTTCCACGATGAGCATGGATGAGGCGCAAAAGATGTCGGACATTGTTAATCAGAACGGCAAACAACTTACGCAGGAATTTTTTACCCAGATCGGGTTGCCTGAAAACTTTTACGAGGATAAATCGGGCATCTCTTTGCCGCCGGTCGCTATCAAAGAAGAGTCCGAGATTGAAACCAAAGAGGAGAAAAACTTTGTCCGCAAAGCGCTCGATTTCCTAACGGCTCGCAGTCGTCAAACACCACAGGAGCCAGAGGGGATTATCTATTTGCGTGCACCCAAGATCAAAGAAGAGGTAGCTAAAGAAGATGTCGATCTTCCTGCGGGGAGCCATGCGCATGTTTCCGACGCATTTGTGAGAAAGTTGTATGAAACGGAACAGCCCCAACCTGTTTTTATCGATCTGGAGCAGTACAAATACTACGCAGACACATTTAAGGCTCCGTTGTTCGGGAATAATCCGTTGGTGAAACTATCCGCCAAAGGGAATGCTTCTATCCCTGATGACTTGCGGCCTCGTTACATGGCTAACATCTTCCAGTTTTCCGCTGCCAAGAACGTAGCCGAGCAGGCTGCGGTTAACGATGCCATTGCTCGAAGTCTCTTTAACGACAAAGGGCAAAAAGTCTCTTTCTCGCAGTTCAAAAAGGCGGTCAATAAGATCGTGTCTACATTCCGCGAAGACTGGCTAAAGACCGAGTATAGGACAGCCTCGATGACGGCTATTATGGCCAATCAGTGGGGAAGCCTGTGGGCGCAGCGCGACTCACTCCCCTATTGGCGCTATCGAACCCAGGAGGACAACAAGGTGCGGGATGAACATGCAAGGCTCAACGGACGGGTGTTCCGTATCGATGATCCGAATGCTCAAAGACTGTTTCCGCCTAACGGATGGAATTGCCGGTGCTTTTACGAAGGAGTTTCCGAGTATGACCGACAGAAAAACGGTTGGCAAGTCGCCCCGAATGAGGATATACAGGACCTGCTATCGCAGGATGTCGAAAAGGGCTTTACTTACAATGCCGGCATCAACGGCATCATGCCTAACAAGGATAGCAGCTATTTCGATGTGCTTCCCAGCATCAATCGGCTTTCATTCGATAAATACCGGCTTGATTCCGTGAACAAGATGATGGAAACGGCCCCCAAAGTCGATGTTTATCAAGGAACGGTATCGGACATTGCTAAGATGCTCAAGCGTGCACCGGTTCAAAACGGGAATATCCTGGTGCATAACTCTATTCTACGGATGGGATTTGTACTCACTCTCTCGTTGCGGTCTCGTTTGGAGGTGGCTGGAGGTAAAGGTGTCAACCTTTTGGGTGAAACCATTTCCAATCCTGATGAGATGTGGATGCAGTGGGTGGATGAGAACAACCAGACTAAAACGAAGGGTGTAATGCTTCGTATTGCCTCGAATGTGGTTTACGCAGTGGAATTTGAGGATAATGTAATTACGGACGCTTATGTGGTTCGAAACTCATTACAGGCCGATATGCTGCGGCGTGGGCTTTTGATGGTGCGGTGATGAAAAGTTTGAAGGATTTGACAGTGGATCTGGGCAGGCTTCAGCAGAAATGCGACGAAGCTATGAAGGTAGCTCCGGCCATCATCGGAAATATGGTAGCTCAGGACATCAAAGCCAACTTTATGCGTCAGGGAGTCCAAACAGATCAGGGATTACGCAAATGGAAGCCTAGTGAAGCCGCACAAAAGGAAGGGCGACGAACATTGGTTAAAAGCGCGGCCATGATGAACGAAGTGCATTTTGAAGTACAGGGTAAGACCGTTCGTGCGGGCTTGGATACGAGGCTTATTCCGTATGCCCCTAGACACAATGAAGGATTGAAGGGTATGCCCCAACGGCAATTCATTTATGTGAGAAAGGCCGTGCTTAGGAAAGCGATGGATCAGGTAGAAAATATGCTGAAAAAATGACCGGGCAATTACTATATGCGGTTTGCAAGGAACTGATGGCGCTTCCGGAATTGGGTTTGAAGCAAGTGCAGATAGCTCGGAATTTTACCACGAACAACCCGCCGCAAAACGTTCTTCCGGCGGCAATCGTGGGGATTCTGGAGGATGAAAGCTCGGTGTTTGTCGGGGGCTATGAGAGACGGGAGTATGAGATCGGTATTTCTATCTCGATTCTCGACACCAATATAGACCTGGCGCACTCTTCGGATTGGATAGTGGATAAGTATAAGGGGGCCTACGATATACCCGACCGCATCCAGACGCTTTTCAATCGGCAGGTGTTTACTACACCGCAGATGCAAAAGCTACTCCAGAAGAACAATTTAATAACCAGGTCGCGGGGGTATAATCTGAGGCATACGCCTTATGACAAGTGGTCGAAGAATGTGGTTACCTACGAATTGGTCGTGCGTGCGATTCTTACTGTTCCGATGGAAGAGCCGGAGGTGCCCATAGAAGATATTAAGTATGAATTTGAAGTAACGGTATAATGGAGACAAGACGCATAGTTCTTTCATCCGGGAGGATGAATCGAAAAGGCTACAGAATCCCCGTCGAGGTAATCAATATCTCGGATTATCTCGCAAATCCGGTATTGTTGGCTGAACATGAATACGACAACAATATAGGCCACATGGAGGACATCCGGATAGAAAACGGTAAACTGACCGCCCTGCCCGTTTTCGCATCTACGGAGCTCGGGCAACGGTATAAGACCCTTTATGAAGAGCGAGGTATCAACGCCATCAGCATGGGTGGTTTTGTCAAGTTGAATGCCGACCGGAACGAAGCATTGGCCTTTGATCTCTGGGAAAACTCTATGACTTCTGTTCCGGCCGATCCAGGAGCTGTTGCAATGGAGGCCGGGGTTGCCCTAAGTACGGACGAAGCGCCGGAGAAGCTATCCGGCATCAGTCCCGATGTTATGGAAGCCAAACTTTCAGCGGGTTATGAGTATGTGACCCTGAATTGCTGGGAAGAGGAAGAAGAAGCAAACCTTTCCGCAGGAAGCGGAGTAAATAAATCAAACGAAATGGAAGAGAACAAAAACCTTGCGCCCGAGACTGGCGCACCGGCAGAAGGCGCTACCCTGTCTGCCCCCGCTGCTTCCGCTCCTGCGGAAGAGCCCAAAACCCAACCCGAACCTGCCGCTTTGGCAGCACCGGAACCCAAACAGGTGTCTGAACCGGCCCCGGCAACCCTGGGCCTGAATCCCGCGATGCCCCAAATGGATATGCCGAAAGTACGTGTCAGCACACAACGGGCATCCCTTTCAGCCCTTATGAAAGAAAAGGGTATGGATGGGATTTCCGAGATGCTTTCGCAGGGCAATGAAAACGAAAAACTGCATGTGTTCGATGCGATCAAGAACACCCCGTCAGGAAAAGTGTTTTTCGACAAACTGCACTTCAACATCGACAACGGTGGCCGCCCGGTGCGCGTCAGTGTTGATGAGTACATGAGCAACCGGGAATCACTTTCATCGTCACTGCGTGAGATTCAGAAGCTCTCCATGAGCGGCAATGCCACACTGAACGCATCGACCGACTTTGTGAAATCTCCGGCGCTGGACCGTATCACGTTTGCGGCAATGGCGTATCTCAAGCTGTTCCCGACCAATCTGTGGGTAAACCGCATGCCCGTTCTTCCGGCCCAGATGGTCGGCGATAACGTGGGAATCGTATGGGCGAATATCGGTTTCGACAACAAGATTACCACCCAACCGGCCCAGACCGATACGACGGTTACGCCTGCAACGATTGTGGCCAAAGCCGACACGCCGGTATCAATGCAGATTTACGAACATCTGCTGGAACCGATGCTCTGGAAACGTTACAACCGAGACATCGTTGCTTACGACCAGATGGGATTGCAGTGGGATGTGGCGCTGAACAACCTGTTTACAGCTATGTATGACTGGGATTTGTTCACGCTGGCCCAGAAGATCGCAACGACCAAATCGGGCTACACTCCGAAGGTGCAGGGCACTTCGGGCGAGGCGCTCAAGCTCGGGGAAAACTGGGTGAAAGTTCCGTCGAACACCGGCGACTACAACGGTCTTACGATGAAGGACATTCAGGCTCTGGAGGCATTCTTCCAGACGCAGAATGTTCGTATCGAATCCCTCAATCCGGTTATCAACGTCGATCCGTCGTTGCAGTACTCGCTCACGCAGGACCCGAAAGTGCAGACCGTCCTCACCCGCTTCGTGGAGGGATACAAGAACGAAGACCTGCGCGTGTCGTATTCGCGTGTGTTCACCCGTCAATACCTGGGTATGTACGATCCGACTACGAGCGCGGTCGTAAACCCGGTTACGGGCACTCCGACGGCTACGATGGTACAGTACGGTCTCGGGCTGATTCCGGAGTATGTTCTGCGCGGCCTGGCTTCGATGGAGGTGTTTACCAAGATCGAGCCCACCCTGTACGGCGAAGTTTACTCGGCAGAAATCAAGACGGGTATCGCTCCGGCGTACGCCAACAATCTGGGAACGGCTCTGATCGTGCCGACCAAGTACACCGCACCCTCGACGGGTGAATAACCATAAAAATACACAATCATGGTAGAAATCAATCATAATGTGGATGAACGCTTTTTTGCGAGGCTGAAAGGCGTTGTAAAGAAATTCACCGATGCAGGTCATAAAGGTGTTCATCTGGACACCTACCTGCAAATGGTGATTACGGATGAACAGGTGGCTAAACACCATCTGTTCTATCCGAAGTCTCCGCTTATTCTGGTCACCAATGAGAATATGCCGAAGACCATTGAAGAGGTGGAAAATCTCTTTATGAAATACCCGATTTATCCTCAGAAGAGCAAGGAAGAAGAGGCCCAGAATGTGGCCGACCTTCTCAATGCCGTGGATGAATCCACTACGGAGAAAGAGTCCAAGCCGAACAAGAAAACCAGAAAAAAAGAAAAAGCATGAAAACAGGTGTAAATATCAAATTCACCAACACCCGGACTGGTGTCGCCTCGTCTTCGGACGGGGTGGCACTCCTCTGTGTGCAGGCAGTGGCGGTAGCGAGTACGTTTAAGCTGAATACTCTGTATAAGCTCTCGCAGCCGAGCGATTTGACACCTCTCGGCATAACCGACACGTATGACGCAACGAATAAGGTGTCATTGGTAAGACAGGTTGAAGAGTTCTACGCCTCGGCCGGAAACGGTGCTACGCTGTATCTGATTGGGGTGGACAAAAGCTCGACGATGAGCGAATTTGTCGCCTCCGATACTTTCGAATCCCTACTCCGCTCTACCGGACTCAGTGCCGAGGGCAATCCTTCTCCCGCTGATCGGGCCAAGATGATCGGCGTGGTCTTCGCTCCGCAGGATGAAGCTCCTTCGAGCGGAAGCTATTATGCGGATGTGATTCCCACGGCAACGGCTCTGAATACGACTTTGGGTAATCTTTGGGATGCCGGTTTCAGGGCGTTTGCAGTACTGGACGGCAATAACCTCAAATCGGTTACCGACGCTCCCGACTTCAATACACAGGATTGTCCGCGTGTAGCTGTTTGTGATACTACGGCCACCCTTGACAGCTGCGCCTCTGTCGGGCTGGTGCTGGGTATTCTTTCCCGGCAGGCGGTCAATTACGAACTCTCGAATGTATCTGCCGGACCGCTCCCGATTCAGAACGCATGGTTTACAGACGGAACTCCGGTAAGCTCGGTTTTGCCTGCCGTGTTCGACACGCTGGGACAAAAACAGCATCTTTTCATTCGGACGCGTGACACGAAGTCGGGTTACTACTTCAATGACGGTGCAACCGCCGAGGACAGCACTATGGCTCTGTCGACGATTCCGGCCAACCGGGTGCTGAATAAGATTGCGGATTATCTGCATGCCTACCTTACGGATATTATCGGCCAAACGCCGCCCATCGATACGGACGGAGATATTAACGAAGGGTATCTTTCCTCGGTGACGGAGAATTTCTACACGACCTATACCGATCCGATGATTACGGATGGGGAGATTGCCGGGGTGAATCTGGAGCTATCGAGCCTTTCTCCGTTCACTTCGACCAGGACCGTCAAGGCTCACTTATCTATCCAGCAGCGTCCGGGCATTGCCCTGATCGAAGCGGACATCGAATTTGTAAACTCGCTGTAATATGAAGCTGGATTATTTAGTTTCAGGCGGTGATAAATACCAGGTGTTTATCACTATCGGCTCGGTTCCGGTGTACATGTTTCTGACCGCTTCCGCTGTGGGTAGGAATCTGTCTCAGGATGCTACCCCTATCGGAGCTATCAGCACGGAGAAGCCTATCGCCGTCAAGCGGGGGATTAAGAACAACGCGTTCAATATCTCTTTGCAGGACGGAGAGGCCATCAAGATCGTGCAGGCCGCTAAACTGGCTATGGGATCGGGTATTCACGATTTCCGGGATTTCCCGGCTAATACGAATATCACGGTGACCAGTCTGGAGAATGGCTCTGTTGAGAAGTATATCGGCTGCGCGTTCTCCGGAGACAACAAGAACATCGAACGCAATTCACTCGAAACGCTCCGGGAATTGTCCGGGACGTGTATCGACTATAAATCTGTGTAATCATGGAAATCACGCAAAAATTCAAGAGCAAAGATGCCGACGGCAAGTTGGTAGACAAGGAAATGAAACTGGAGTTCCGGGAGATCGACCGGTGCCGGAGAAGCGACGCGAAGCTGTTTTATGCGGCGATGGGTATGATGTCCACGGATACGAAAGGCGAAGCGGTATTCTCCCCGGCTTCCATCGAAAAGATGGGAACGGAGTTTATCGACGGGCTTGTGGTCAAAGGACCGGATTTCAACGAGACAGATTTCGTCCTGCTGAAAAACGACGTGGTGTCAACGTTCCAGTTGAACATGGAGCTTTTCGGGAGGGTGATCGGCCCTTTTTTAACGGACAACTTGTAAGACTGTCAACGGTTTTTCAGGTTGCCCAGGCGAAAAGCACCGAACTGCTCCAGTTGTTCAGCAAGGAGAATCCCCTGTGGGAAACATACCTGTTATTCGCCCGGATTTTCGGAATGAGCCGCAGGGAGTTCGAGGAACTGAGCATAGATGAGATCGGAGCCACTTTAGCCCATATTTACGCAAATAAACTGCACGAGAGGCAGTTGTTGTAGCTGCCTCTCTTAATTCTCTTTCAAGATGATCGATTACGGAGTAAAGATCAACGTAGGCGGAAATGCTCCTACAGTAATGGGGCAACTGTTTACCATTTCCCAAAAACTGGATGCAATCATGCAGAAATTAAATAGCATGTCGTCCAAGCTGGGAGACACATTCCGTCGTACCGGTACTTCGGCCCAGCAAGCCACTCAAAAAGCGGAATCAGGTTTTAAACGAGTATCAACGGCTATTGGGGATGCACGACAAAAGCTCGATAGGCTGAATTTCGGCTTTCGTGGATTAGGCTCCAGGCTGGCCGGATTGGGCTTGTCTATTGGTGCTGTCGATATTGGCCGCAGAATCATTAATGCGGGAGCCTCGGAAGAAGATGCCCTTGCCCGTTTGCGATTTGCACTCAAAGATGAGGGGAAAGCCCGGGCTATGCTGGGTGATTTGAAGCAAATGGGTAGGACTATGCCCATTGCGATAAGCGATATTTATAAACAAGCTGGTTTTCTTGCTCCTGTTTTCAAAGAAAACACACAGAAATACCTGAAGATGTTTGCCGATGTTGTTGCGGGCTCCGGTGGTGACTTTGGTAATATCGCTTTTAACTTTGCTCAGATCAAACAACTAGGTCGATCGCAGGGTATCGACTTAAAGCAGTTTGCTTATCAGAACATTCCGATTTTTGAGGAATTAAGCAAGCTAATCGGTAAGAGCACCGAAGAGATTTTGAAAATGTCCACCGAGGGCAAGATTTCTTTTGACATTGTTGCCAAAGCCTTCGAAAATATGACTAAAGAAGGCGGAATCTATTTCGGTGCCGTTGAAGCCAGGGCAAAGACATTTCGGGGGCAATGGCAGATCATCGCCAATAAGCTCGAAGAGATTTGGGTGAAATTCTTTGAGAAAGCCAGACCCTATTTACAACAGTTCAGCGATTGGGTGGAAAAGCAGATTGAAAGTTTTGACGAACTGTACCCAACAATAAAGAATGTTGGCAAAGTTCTTCTTGCTGCTTTCACAGGGAAAATACTTATAAACGGGATAGCCAATTTTATTCGCAGTCTGACGATTATCAAAAATTTATTGGAGGCTATAGGACTTATTGAAACTAAAAATTTAGCAACAGGCCTTGGTAAACGGATTGCAATGACATCTATGGGGCGAAATATTTTAAGTAAGGCAGGTCCGATCGGCGCTTTAGCACTGGCAGCAGGCGAAACCGCACTTTGGATGAATAGAGAGTTGAATGAAGCCCAACGAAAACAACTCGCTCCCTATGTCGTTGATATATCCGATTTAAGTGAAACCTCTGATGAAGGCCTAGTAAAATATAAGGCACAGCGTCTAAATGAATCTATCTCTGGTTTACAAGAACGTATTGACAATTTACAGCCAAAAGTCGACGAATCGTTTTTTGGACAAGGAAGTTCTTTGTTGAAAGCGTTTAAAAAACTCCAGGAAGAAAACAGGCTTAAATTTGAAGGTGTCAAAGATATTATGATGAAGCAATGGGAGAACTCCATTACTCCAACTGGCCAAAATATCGCCGCTATCAATAATGTCAACACCGACCTCTCCCCCCGTGGTGTCTCCGGCAACGGCGGTATCAAAAACTTCCAGATCACATTCAATTCTCCCGTGGTTCAGATCGACGATAAACATGTAGAGGGAGAAAAGTACACCCCGGAACAATTAGGACAAACAGCCGCTAAAGAGTTTGTCAATATTCTCACTCAAATCGCTGTACAGTGATGAGCAAAGCAAAGGAGTTTATACGCAACTTGTTTACATATATCGGAGATTACAATGCAGCCTCTCCTGATAACGTGACGTATGTTGAATTCAATAATACCAAGTTCTCCGTACAGATACAGCCGTTTTTTGAGCTGAATACTTCACACGGCAAGGTCATCGCTCGCTCGCAGATTATTGACGGAGAAGAGGCGTTTGAACGCATGAGTATAAAGACCTCAAAAATCACTTTCAGGGGGACTATCCTTGTGGATAAGTGGAAAGCAACTCTGGGAGACCTTGCAACACTTGGACGAGGGGCTACACAAATAGTTACAGGTACCCCTGATTGGAATGATGCGCAAAGGCAAAACGCGATGCTGGAAGCCCTTGACCTGATAAATCGTCAGGTATTCCAAGTCAACGAGATTATAGAGGTCAAAAACCCTTACCTAAATAAACTCGGTATCGAATACATCTTGGTGGAGAGTATGACCACCAACCCACTGATCGGATCGGTAGGATTCGAGTACTCGATTGAAGCGTACGATGCAACCAGCAAGAAAAACAACAAAGAAGAAACACTTATAATCTCGCAATAATGCTGTACCTGATCGCGCATGTTCAAGTTTCATTCGGCGAAAACTACGAGAAAAAACTATCCTCGGTGGTTCGGGTTTCTGTGAATGATTCTATCGACGGGATCGGCGCACGGTGTGAAATCACCTGCCCTCTAAATGCCCGGATCGAGAAAGACGGCGGGACACCGTTTATAGCGCCAGTGCGGACTGCTTTTAAGGCTGGGGATAAAGTACGGGTAAAAGCATGGTACGACGACTACCCGGAAAGAACTTTGTTTGAGGGCTACGTGTATCAGATCAGGGAGGGAACCCCGAGTACGATAGTTTGCGAGGATCAGGTTTATTTACTGCGCCGGGGCATCCTGAATAACGTGTGGAATAAACCCGTCAAGCTGAAAGAAATCTTGAGATACGTGTGCTCATCGCAAGGGGTTGAGGTTTCCGATGATGTGGCCGATGTGGAGTTTATCAAATTCTCCATCAAAGACTCTTCACCTTTGTACGTGTTGCAGCAGATCAAGAGTGAAATGTGGCTCGTGGTTACCTTTCGGGACAAAAAGTTGGTTGCAACGGGCATCAGCGCTACCAAAGGAAATAATGTCAAGCTGGCCAGCGACAGAAACGTGATCGGTTGCAATATCCAACAGCCCGACGGAGTATGGAAACAATTTAAACTGAAAGTCGAGTACACAGATAAAAACGGGAAGAAAAAGAGCTTTACCGTTGGGGACCAGGAGGGGCAGATAAGGGTGGTTGACTGCACCTCTGTAACGAAAGAGAACGCCGAATCTTTCGTCAATACTCATGTACTGGATAACCTGCGGACCGGCATGTATGAAGGAACGCTTACCACCCTGCTCTATCCGGAAGTTAAGCTGTTCAGTCTGGTGGATTACAAGGATAAAAGTTTTTCATCACTGAATGGCACCTATAAGGTGAAGCGCGTAGGGGTGACTATCGACACTCAAGGATGCAGGCAAACATTAACATTGGCACAGATCGCAAGTGATATGCCCGTGCCGCAAACCACCCTCAGCAATGGATAATTATACGGATTACGCGGTAGCCCAATTATCCACGCTTTTACGGCAGTTTTCTATGCAGGGCAGCATTATCCAGGGCACGATCACCGCCGTAAACAAGGATGATAACACCTGCACGGTGTCGGTCGAGGATGCGGAAGGAGGTTCTTTGGAGTGGGAAGGAGTACCATTGCGGGTATTGTCGGTAGAAAGTAATTACATGATCTACCCCAAGCCCGGCACCGATTGCTCGGTATGTTTCTACGGAGGAAACACCCGAAGCCCGGCGGTGTTGGATTTTCAGGATGCCGAGAGCATTAAAATTACAGGGCAAACGAACATAGATATTCTGTCGGATCAAATAACCCTGAATAACGGTGATTTGGGTGGCATTATCAAAATAAACACTTTAACTGATAAATTGAATGCTCTGGTGGACGCTTTTAACAATCACACCCACAATGTTACCGGAGTCCAGCCGGGTACCGGATCGGTGGTAGCCCCGGCACCGACCGGAAAAGCGGCAGAATTTGTCGCAGCGGATTACGAGGACACTAAAATAACGCACTGATGCAGGATTTGAGATTCAACCCGAGGGAAAGGGATATATACATTGAGAGCGGCGATTTGGATGTTGCCGCAGACCGCGATACCGGGCTGCAAAACGGGTTTATCCTTGCGGGAACGGCCATGTGCACCCCTCTCTATCCTCCTATCGGATTATCCTTAGTGGATGCTATCGGGTCTGAACTTTTGCCCACGCTGATCCGCTGGCAAAACATGGCCTATACGGACGGCGCTCAGAGTGCTGAATACCAGGTGCAAGGGAATGATGTAGTTCTAATAACAGAATATTGATATGGCAAGTTTCAATGACATACTGGCGAACGTACAAGCGGCAATCCCCCAGCTTACGAATACCTCTGCCGGGTCGGTGTATCAGCGGATCATCAAGGCTTTTTCGGATGTGATCGATACCGTCCGCACGGAGATCGGCAATACCTGGACGACGATACAGTCTTATGTAAGGCAGAATAGGTACGGGAAAGCCAAATATTACGAAGATGCGGCTAAGGCTTTTCAGTATGGGGATAATTTGGAGTTCGACGAGAATTACCAACCCTACTATCCCACTATCGATACCACAAAACAGATCGTCAAACAGGCATCGGCCGATATATCGACCTCTACGGTGGAAATCGGGGGTGAGGATTATCCGGTTTCTACCCTGTCGTTAAAGGTGGCCGCACAGAATGAAAACGGGCAGCTGATTCCTTTGACTGACGAACAAAAGCAAGCTTTCGATACCTACATGAAGAATTTTGAAATTCCAGGCATCCTGCTTAATAAGTATTCGCTTGCTGGCAATGTGATCAAATTTGCCACGATGAACTGCGTATACTCGCCGCAGTACGATCAGGCGACGGTTGCATCCGGTGTAGTTGCGGCTATGGAGCAGTTCAGGGATTCGATGAGCTTCAATTCTGCTTTTTACCCGAATCACCTTGAGCAGTACGTGCGGAGCAATGTGCCGGGAGTGGTGGATTTTTATCTGGCAGGCGGTCAGATTCAGACCGACACGGGTTGGCAGCCTTTTACCGAAAGCGTAATAGTCCCTGCCGGGTATTTCAATTACGAAACCGACTTTGAGAAGAATATAACTTATGTTTCGGGAAACTGACATACGAAAGCTCACCATGCTCTACCTCCGACAATATTGGTCGGTGACTAAATCGCTGACCTTATCGGTGGCTTATAGGTTGGTGTACTGCTCGCTCACTCCTTTGCACACTCCACTGGCTGATTTGTTTGCTTTTCGACTAAAACAGAAACTTCTCGCCCTCATCCCGTGGACGTATGGCTCAGCCTTGAAGTATTTGCGGGATCATTATTCCGAGCAGATAGATTTTGAGTATTTAGGGGCGAACGAGACTGTATGGTTGGCTCCGGACGATGCCTCGAATGATGTGTGGCTGACATCGACGACAGCCGATCCGGTCTATCTGGCCCCAAATCTGGAAAGTGTGAGCGGCATTAATATTCTAGTAATATGGGTTCCTCAGTCCTTAATGGATGAGAACGCTTTGTATTCTCAGTTTCTGGCAGATTTGAACACTTTAATTCTTGATGGGATAACCTACAAAATCAAAGCTATATGAGTTCGATAAAGAAATACAACGTTCAGGAGACGAACAAAACTCCTTTTTTGCAGTCAGATGCTGCTCAGTGTACAGACAACGTTATGACGGCTGTTGCCGGCTTGGCTGACGTGCACTTTGCTATTTTGAGTGGCCTGACGTACAGCGGGAATGCCTACGGGGCGGGATTGGTGGTTATGGATGGAGTTATTCGCTCGGTTCCAGCAGGGGCTACCCGGTCGAGTTATCTGGCCCCTCTCGACAATCAAACGGATGTCCGTCCCACCAAATCCGGCAGCACGGCACCGGTATATACGGAATACACCACGCAAATTAGCGCCAGTGATACGGGCTACCCGCAACTTACAGAGGCGAATGTTGCCAAATATAGCGGGTGGATTGCTCCGGGGCAGATTCAGCCGGAAGCTATCACAACTCCAGCTATCGCGCCTAATGCTGTGTCGAACGCTAAACTGGCGAATATGCCTGCTCAGACGGTCAAAGGGAATGCTTCCACACAATCTGGGCCTGCTACTGATTTAACGGGGTCGCAATTGTCTTCCTTACTTGGATTGTACCCTTATCCGGATTTGGATTCCGAAACCGAAGTAATTATAGAGGGATTGACATTTAACGGAAAGCAGGTTTACGGAAAGAAATACAAAGCGCAGGTAGATTCCAGCCTTGTATATCCAAGTGGTCAGGTGATAACCCTTGAGACAGGGGGTATTGATGCCGTATTGGGGGCTATTGGATATGTCGGCATAAATCAGACTAATAATTCAAGAACATACACCCGCAGACTGCCTGTTAATGCGTATTCTCAAAATATCCTGTCGAGTATAGTATACACCTATTCAGAAACATCAGCCATGACTCTGAATGTTTATCAACTAGACACAACAATAGGCGGTATCGGGGGCGGCAAAACGAATTATATTGAATATTCATTTTTTGTATTGTACACCAAAGGCACACAGCAGTATTTGAATTTATCGCCTTCATCTATGACGATCAACGCCGCCGGGGGTGGTTTCTCTCTGCGTGTGAATTGCCCCGCTTCACTATCATGGAGTATTTCATCTCTTCCTGCGTGGATAAGCGCTTCTATAGAATCTGGTACAGGAAGTACTCAAATATATTTTACTGCAACTGCTAATACCTCTACCTCTCAACGTACCGGGACGATTGAAGTTTCCGGAGGATCATTATCCGGTTCGTGCAGTGTTACACAAAATGGGGCGGAAGCTCCCGGAAAAGATACAATTAATGTATCTGTATCTTATCAGGATAATGATGTTACTGTGCTGCTTTCGGCAACCGCAAAGGATGCACTTACCATACATGGCGATTATGGTAATGGTGTCAGCAAGGAAGGTGAATGGGATATATCGGTACCTGTGGGAAGTTCAATGGGAACTACAACAGTAATGGGCACAGTGGCCGGGGTTGACATACTTTCAATTAACGGAGCTGAGACAAGTCCGTATGAAGGGGATAATGCTAAATATTCATGGTAATGGATTATACAGTAAAGCAAGGCGAAACAATTTTGGATGTCAGTGTAAATGCGACCGGTTCACCTCTGAATATAGAGAAGATTCTTGATGCCAATAATATTGATACTTGGACTCCAACACTTGTGGCCGGTCAACAATTGACGATCCCGGATGATGTCGAATTGCAGACAAACAATCTGCGGGATTTGCAACGCTACCCGGTTGCAGATTGCGGATTTATATCTGCGGAAGAATTTGACCGATTGACAATGGAGTTGGAAGATTTAATATTCCCCGTTCTTTTGGCGACAGAAGACGGTCGGATAGTTATAACAGAAGATGGTTATGCAATTAGCTTGAGACGATATGGAAATTCAAAAGGTTAAAATCAGTGATCTTCCTGTTACAGAAGATTTAAATGGCCTCAAGACGCTAGGTACCACGGCTGAAAACACAAGTAAGGCGGCAGAACTGACGTTTATTGCTGACGCTGCTACTTCTGCCAATGAGGCCGCCACCAATGCGAATCAGGCGGCAGAGAATGCGAATACTTCTGCCACCAATGCAGATGCTAAAGCGGAAGCGGCCCAAAAAGCGGCGGATAACGCAACCGCGTCGGCTAATCAGGCGGATCAGGCTGCTGTTAACGCTAATACAGCTACAACCCGAGCAACGGCAGCGGCGGAAAAAGCAGAAAATGCCGCAGACGTAGCTATTGGAGTTGTAAATGAAGCCCAACAGGCTACTGCTAATGCCAATCAAGCCGCACAATCTGCCAATGAGGCCGCCACCAATGCGAATCAGGCGGCTACATCTGCTAATGAGGCCGCCACCAATGCGAATCAGGCGGCTACATCTGCTAATGATGCTGCAACAGAGGCGCATACTCAGGCTGAATACGCAAAGACCCAAGGAGACTATGCCAAAGCCGAAGGAGATCGAGTCTTAGCCGAGAAAGGTCAGCCGGGAGGACTGGCAGAACTGGACGAAAGCGGCCGGGTTCCTTCTTCACAGCTACCGTCTTATGTAGATGATGTAATAAACGTAGCGACTTATAGCCAACTCCCCAATCCGGGAGAATCCGGTAAAATATACATAACGGAGGATACCAATTTGACGTATCGCTGGAGCGGATCAGGGTATGCGGAAATCAGCCCTTCATTGGCTCTGGGGACGACAGCCGAAACAGCCGGACGTGGCGATTGGACGCAGGCGGCTTACAATCACTCGTTAATCAAAGACGGAAGCAACCCGCATGAAACCACCTTTGCGAGCTTGCCGGATAAGCCTACGTCCCTGCCTCCGGGTGGCAATGCCGGTGGTGATCTGACCGGGACCTACCCTAATCCGACTATAGGTGCAGGGAAAGTGACCACCGCAAAAATCGCCGACGGAGCCGTGATCGCCGCAAAACTGGCAGAACAATATATCGTAAATCGGGGTGCTATTTCGGATTTGAATAACGCCACGACTTACGGTTTTTACACCTACGACACGACTACGCAGAACGCGCCTACTTCTTACGGAAGCGTTATTGTCGTCGAAGGAACCGGGCATGAAGCAAATTGGGTACAGTTGGCATTGGGGTACTCTTCGGGAGATGTCAATCCGTCTATTTTTATACGACTAAGACAAAGTTATACTGTTTGGGGCCCATGGGTTAAAGTTTGGAACTCTAACAATTTCAATCCGGACAGCAAGTTAAGTTACAGTGAGTTTGGCGGAGATTTAGATACGATAAGCACTTCCGGAATGTACCGACTTCTGTCCGGGTGCACGAATATCCCGCTAGGAAGTTCGCAAGGATGTTTCTTACTGCACACGAATTGGGATGCCAACGCCGCCCAGCAGATGTATTTTGTTTACTCCACCACCGACATCTACATCCGCAATAAAGTGAATGGGACATGGAAGCCGTGGCAAAAGGTGTGGAATGCGGGCAACTTCAATCCGAACAACTACCTGCCACTATCCGGCGGGGTAATGTCAGCACGTGGTTTATATCCACAGCTTTCCATGCCTATGCCTACCTCTGTGTCAGGAGATTCTATTTTCTTGCACATAGGCGTATCGAGTGATAGTAACGTTAAGTTACGAAGGTATAATGCCACTTCGGATTCTTTCTCCGAACTCTCGTTGTCCAATACGGGATTGACTGCTATTTTTAATGGAGTAAGTAGGACGATTTACGATTCCGGTAATTTCAATCCGGACAATTACCTGCCGTTGTCAGGTAATAAAATGATTACGGGAGACTTCCAATTTGAAGACGGAGTTTCTGTAAGGGATGCTGCCGGTAGGAGCGTTGTTGGGTTACTTGATGTAGCCGGTGATGGCGTGTGTGTTGCCGTTGGAAATGGTAGCAGGAAAACCCGCATTGTAACTCCCGATGACACTCCTGTGTATAGAAATGATAGTAAAGGCGCGTATAGAATCTACGATTCCGGCAACCTCGGCGATGCAACCACTTCCCAGGCCGGGCTGATGTCGGCGGCTGACAAAACCAAGCTGGATGGACTTTCTGGCGGTGGATTGAATATTCCTGCCTCCGGAGAGGTTGCGATTTCAGGATGGACGTATAACGGAAAACAAGTTTATGCGCAAAGATGGACCGGGGAATTTACCGGGGTTACTAAAAACCTTACCACAATTAAGGGGTTGTCTGCTATATTAATGAAAGGCGGCACCTTGTTTCTTTACGGATCGCAATCTAATTCAGTGGGGTTAGGTAGTTCTCAATGGAATCAAACTACTGGAGATATAACACGTATATCGGATTTACAATATAACCTATCAACAGGATCGGTAAAAGTAGCAGCGTGGTATGGCGGTACAAGTTCTCCTACCACTGTTAATTGGTCTTATGAAGTATGGGCAGCCTACACTAAATAATCATTAATCTTTCAAACAATGACAAAATCAAACCTTTGGCAGATCATCATCGGGATGGTGGTGACTGCAATCTGCGGAGTAATCCTGAACATGGGCGTGTTCTCGTTCTTTCCTGCGCTGATCGTGGCGATTGCGTGGGCCGGAATCAAACAAACCTCCGGTAAGGAGTACAAGGACAAAAACGGTAACTACGTGAAGCCGAAGTTCTGGAAAGACTTTGTGCCCGTGATGGCCGGCGCGCTGGTTATGTGGGCCATCGTGATGATCGGATAGGAAGGAGGCGGCCATGCAACAAAGAAACATCCTTTCGGGCTTTCTGGCGACAGTCCTTTCGCAATTTTACGAATTTATGCTACCGTTGGCCGGGGTGTTTCTCGCCGCCGTGATCCTAATCCTGGTCGATTTAAGGTTCGGTGTGGCTGCGGCCCGTAAACGAGGCGAAACCATCCGCTTCTCGCGGGCCGTGCGCCGGACACTTAACAAGATGGCCGATTACCTGTGTTGGATTCTATTGGCAGGGGTTATCGGGCAGACCTTCGGTGAGCCGTTCGGCATCCCCGTCCTGCCGCTGCTGATCTTGCTGGTGATCTTCGGCTGTGAAATTAACAGCTGCTATGCGAATTACTTCGAGGCGCGCGGGAAGCGAATGCGGGTCAATATCTTCAAGTTGTTTGCCAAGAAAGCGGATATTATCGAACCGGAAGAAGTAGATACGAATGATAACAACGACAAAAAATGAAATACTTTACCATACCCGAACTGACCGCCTCGGCCAAGGCCCGGGCGCTCGGGATCGACAACACCCCGCCGCCGGGGGTGAAAGTCAAACTTTCGACACTCGTAAACAACCTGCTCGACCCGATCCGCGAAAAGTGGGGCAGCCCGATCACGGTCAACAGCGGTTATCGGTGCCCGGAATTGAATAATCGTGTTGGCGGCGTACCCACCAGCCAGCATGTCCGGGGAGAAGCCGCCGATATTACCGTCGGAAGCCCGGCCAAAAACAACCAACTGTTCAAAATGATCGTGGACGGAGGCTTTGATTTCGACCAGCTGATTGACGAACGTGATTATAGTTGGGTGCATATTTCGTATTCTGCCGGAAAGAACCGACATCAGATATTACACTTGAAATAATTGTGCGGCATGAAAAACTTTGGCACATACACCCTCATTATTCTTTTATTCTTTGGCATGTTCTTTCTGGGGCGCTGGACAAAGAATTTCGACCCGGTTAAGATCGTACAGTACGATACTTTGCCGCCAGTCGTGCGTCTCGACACGGTCAGAGATACGGTGCCGGTACCGAAATACGTGCATATCGTTCGGTATGACACCATCCACGATACAGCAGACGGGAAACCTATTCACCTTCCTATTCCGATCGGTCGTTACCTGTTTACCGACGATTCGACCTATCGTATGGAGGTAGAGGGCTACAATGTGCAGGCAAACAGTATCGAGGTCTATCCCCGGACGGTTACACAAACCGTTATCCAGCGGGTCGGGGTTCCCGGCAGGCCGAAACGCTGGGGGATCGGCGTGAGCGCCGGAGCGGCTTTAACGCCAGAGGGGGTAAAGCCGTATTTGGGGGTGGGGGTGCAGTATAATTTGGTGGTGTTTTAATTCTTGTTGAGGTAGTCAATTACCCGCCTATTGGCTTCGTCTATCTTATTTTGGTCGAAAGAAATGTATATATCGGTTACATCCTTTTTCCCATGTCCAAGCGCGGCCGCAATGGTCTCTTTGGGTATCTCCAGATAGGCGGCAAGTGTAGCCCATGTGTGCCTCGTGTAGTAGGTGGATAAGAATGGGAAGGCCCCCTCTTTATCTTTTTTGCCTCGTTTCCCCACCCTTGTATATCCAAACTCTTTCAGGTTGCGGTTCATTCGATGCAGGTAGTTTTTATAGTTAGAGTAGCGCTCATTAATATTTAAGAGGAAGTTTTTACCCCGGTATTTATTAATGATTGCTTCTGCTTCAGGTTCTATTTTGATCGAGTATAACCTACCTGTTTTAGCCCTCCGGAACTCTACCCGCCCATTGTCTATTTTGGTTAGTCCGGCTAAGTCGATCATGTTAATGCCGCGTAGATAGAACATTAGCATAAAGATGTCTATATACTGCTGTTCGTGGGGTTCGCACGGCCAATCCCGTATAGCTCGGAGTTGATCTATAGTAAGGGATCGTTTTCGGGTCTCTTCCGATTTTAGTTTGAATTTGCGGAATGGATATAGATTCTGTTCGGCCTTGTCTTCGTTTATCGCATCATTGAATACTGCTCGAATATTGCGGATGTGCAAATTGATGGAGTTAACGGACAGCCCTTGTCCTTTCAGAAATTGCTCGAATCCTTTTAGCCAGATTATATTAATATCAGAGAATGCCAGTTTTCCGGGCGAAAACAGCTCTATTTTCAATAAAGTCTGATGATATATGTCTTTGGTTGATTCTTTTTCCCGAGTTGAAATAAAACGCTCAAAATGCTCGGAAAAGGTATACGCTTCATCTGCGACTGCCCCCAATGATGATTCCACATATTTTTTAATTTCAACGGGAGACATCCGGTTAATGGCTCCGGTTATTTCCAGCTTGAAGATGGAATTGGTAATGTCGAGGTAGCGCTGTTTGACGTATGTATTTAGGAACCTCCTGTTAGGGTGGCGCACTACTTCCCCATTTTCCCACTGATCCTCTCTGAGGGATATTTTTAGATTGATAAGGCAGCCATCTTTGGCATTGAGCCCGATTTTGATCTTTAACGGAAAGGTCCCGTCAGCTTTGCGTCTTCTCGTGTCGAGGTAATACCAGATTGAAGCCATATTTCACCCTTAAATTTGCACCTAAATTTGCACGGTATACGTCAACAAACATACAAAATATTACCTATTTGTCTACTTTTTGAATGGGAAATTCGGCTGAAAATCGCCGTGTGGACAATAAAAAAGCCTCAGAATTTCAGCTAATTGCTTGATTCTGAGGCTTGCGGTATGGACGGGACTCGAACCCGCGACCTCCTGCGTGACAGGTATAAAATTATGCGGTATAATACGTTTATTTAT